GCTTTCATGGCTTTGTTTGCGCTATCCAGTACAGGCAGCCACATTTCATGCGAAACGCCCTCAATCGTGACCGAGGTGTACACCATGAAGCCGGTTATGGGATCATAAACATAGGGCAGGCCGTTGAATTTCTTGACCTCATAGCTGGCAGAAGGATACAGCTTTTTCACCTCCGCCCAGGCATACGCCCAGCTTACATATTTCAGTTCCGTGTTGCCGGACTTCTTGACTTCCAGATGATCTTTGAAGTCGATAGCAAATAATTTTACGAATGGATTTTCCGTAGCCATAAGATAACCTCCAAGAAAAAGGCGGCAGAGAATTTACTCCCTGCCACCTGATACAAGATTTATGCCGCATGAACGATGGTGAATCTGCGGCTGCTTACATTTTTGCTGTACTGGTTGAAAATGTCCGGCTGCTCTTTCCGCAGACGTTGGAAATCCACACGCTTACTTTCGGAGGACACCCACGATACTTTGTAACCGGGTGCTGTGCCATAGGCAGCATCCTGCATTTTCAGCTTGACCTGCTGCTCGATGGCCGTTTTCTCCTGTTCCATCTGATCGATTTGGTCGGAAAGCTCCTGCCGCTTATCCAGAAGTCCATGCAGGGCACTCAGGTCAGCAGTCTTGTCCCGGTTGTCTACCTCATAAAGCTGGTTGATCTGCTGGGTGTCACAATCGCAACCGTTGGGTGCAGGGGGAATCTGGGGCACAACATGGTTCGTCCAGAAACGTTCTTCCTTATCAATGAGGTCAGAAAGCACCTGCTTATCCGTCACGATTTTGTGGATCACCAACTCTCTGCCGAAAATCAAAGCCGCCACATACCAACAGTCGAAACCGCTGACGGCCAAGTAGTGGTCAACCTGCGCCAGATAATGAGCTGGGATTTTCCCATCTGCCCACTTGTCCGCAGAGAACGGCGAAACCGTTTTGCACTCCAATCCAGCTTTCTGCCCAACGATCAGACGGTCAAAGTCTGCCAGAAGCAGCGGATGTTCCTCGCTCTGGTAGATAGCGTTTGCACGGCGCACCTTAAAACCCGTTTCTTCGGAGAACCGCTGCGCCACATAATCCTCCAAGTCACGGCCCTGCCGCATGGCCTCGTTGTCGATATTTTCAATGGTATCGCTGATTTTATCGTAGTACACCTGAAATGCGGAGCGATAAGGATTCAGGCCCAGGATAGCCCCGGCATCCGTGCCGGTAATGCCGCATTTGCGGTAGCGGAGCCAATCTTCTTTGGACAGGTTCCGTGTAGATACAAGTCGTTTCATGCAATGTTCAACCTCTCTTTCATCTGTTTTTCCGCAATAGAAAAATCATATTCCACCAAGTCTTTGATAATGGTGGAAAATTCATCCACCAAGGTACGATCATCGTCCAGCCACAGGGCATACAGGAAATCCAGAATATTTCGCTGCACTCGGAGATGGTTCCAGAAACGCTCGTCCATCTGCTTTTCGGTGTCCAGCGTAATCAAGGCACAGACGATGGTGCTTTTCATCGTGATCTCGTATGCCGTGGTACAAGTCGGCTTCGGGAAATCGGCTTCAATGCTGTTCAGGAACTCAGAAAATTCCCGGACAGCCCGGTTGCTCACATCGTTCACACGTTCTCCTTTATGCTGCTGCCAGCACCATCTTGTAGGCTTTGTCAATCATGGGATTGCCCTCTGCGGTGCGCAGGAACAGGTTCTCGTTGTAGTTGCGAGTTTTACGGATGGGGTCTGCATGGGTGGCGAAATCCGAAACAGCGTTTACGAACCGCCAGCCGTTCTTTCCGACCCACTCCAGATCGGGCGCATTATAATAGCGGGCCTTCAAATCTTCCTGCAAGCGCAGGTTATTCTTTCGCTGGCCATCAGTCAAATCTTCGGTGATAGGGAAGAACTCATTGATGAACTCCTGAACCTTGCGGTCAGACAGCTTGATGGTGGTCAGCTCATGGATACCCTTGCCCAGTTCGCCCATGTAGCTGTTGGCAAGCTGTAAGGTTTCACGGGCATCCTGCACCCGGAGCAGAACATTTTCGGTATGGCGAGCAGTCCAGATGCGCTTTGCAGTACCCAAAGCCAGATTCAGGGTGTTCTGGCAGACTACACGAACCGGGGTCATGGCTACTTTCACACCAGAGCTACCATCGTGACTGTTGAAGAACACAAGATATGGTGTCACTTCGTCTCCGGCGATGATGTATTTCTCCGGCAGCTTTGCCAGCATCCAGACCTTCTTGCCGCCCTGCAAAGAACCGGCAGTTTCATAAGTAACGCCCTCACCCAGCAGGTCATCGGTAAACTGAAATGCTTCTTCGTTCTGCACAATGCGGTAACGGTCAGACACCACGCCCAGAACAGCTTCATCCGTGCTGCGGACATTGGCGCGATAGCCGGGGATCATAGCACCCGTGCCGGAATAGATGTTGCGGCTTTCCACCTTCCAATCCAGACCAGCCAGCTCCAAGGCCTCACGGCTTGCAGGGGCATCCATCACGATACGGCCAAGGCCGTGCCAAGGGGTTTCGCGGACAGAGAACATGGTTTCAACGTTTGCGGACATAATCTTTACCTCCAAGATTTTATTTCTGATTGATATTCTTACTTCTTTTCGATCTGATGCGCTGTCCAAACAATGATCTTTGCAGCACCCTTTCCAACTGCTTTCACCACCTCCACTAACACTTTTTCCAAAATTTCAGTCATTGATTTTTCCTCCGTTTTTCTGTAAAAAGTAAAGACCTGTAATCTTCAGAATTTGCTTACAGGTCTTTCTATGCAAGGTTATAATATATAATTATATCTGAATCAGATACGCTTAGCTTGTGCCAAGTGTGTCAGACGTGTCAGTATTTTTACAAATCAGCCCTATATTTTCATGTTTTTCGGGCGTTTTAAGGGTGAAAATATAAGTATATATATATGATTTATTTTGAAAATTTCTGACACAACCGGCACAGCCGACACACCCTCTTACCTTTGAATTTTCGACCGGATACCCACAACTACTGTGAGATCGTGCCATTCATTTTTACGGATCCCCTGATTCCGGGAGGCCTTGAATGCTTTTGCCTCCTCGAATGAAACCGAAAAGCGAGCCATTTCGATAAAGCCATCCATCGTATATACAGCGGTATTTCTCCCCTGCAACTCTGACAGCTGGAAATCAAGCACCCAGCGAAACTCTTCGTTCGTCACCGGAGTGATCTGCGCCACACAGCTGTTGATAAGTTCCCGGTTGACATCGTTCTCCGATGCCTGCTGCCACTCATCCAGCTTCTGAGAAATCAGGTTCATGTCCAGCGCTCCGCTGCGTTCATCCTCCTGTTCTACGCTCTCATACTGGGACTGCAATTCTGCGATCTGCTCGTCCAACCCCTTTCGGCGCTCCACAAGTTCCTGTTTGGTGATAATGCCATCCGCGCACAGGTCGATGTATTTAGCCAGCCTCTCCTTCTGCCGGGCAATGCTGTTTTCCAGCATTGCCTTCTTGGAAATGCGGACGCTTTTCTCCTCTGCCATACAGCGGTTCAGGATTTTATAGACTTCTTTGACAGTCTTGCCTTTGTCAAAGGTAAGATGCTGGAGCACCTTCTCTGCCATCAAATCCAGTTTCCACTCACAGATTGCTTTGATCTGGCAGCTGATGTTCAAATCAAGCCCATGTTCCTGCAAGTAGCTGATGCTGGGTTTTCGGGTGCGGCGGTAGCACTGGAAGCCGTGAATTACAGCACCGTCACGATTTACGCGCCACTTGAACTGGATAAATCCGGCACCACAGTTGCACCGCAGCTTTGCTGTCCAGATGGATTTAGGCGTATTCCGCATATACTTGTGCTTCTTTCCGTTTTCATCGATCACTCGTGCCGACTTCGATAACAAGATCTGCTGGCACCTGTCCCACATTTCCTCTGATACAAGCGGCTCAAAATCGCCTTTCACATAGACGTAACTGCTCTCATCCAGATTTTTGACACGTTTTTGCGTCAAATAGCCGTCACTGTGAGACTTGTTGTAGCAGATGCAGCCTTTATAGGTTGCATTATGTAGCACCCGGCTCACCTTGGAAGCGTCCCACGAAACATGACCGCTTGCGTCCAATCTGCCTAGCCTGTATAATTCTGCTGCCACCTTTTGAAGCCCAACCTTTCCAGTCGAATACATCTGGTAAATCAGTTTTACGGTCTGTGCCTGATCTTGGTTTGGAACATAGGTTCCATTCTCCCTGCGGTATCCCAAGATATTTCCGTTTCCATACAAAACGTGCTTCTCCCGACTGATTTCTTGCCCCGCCTTGACGCGCTCTGAAATTTTTCGGCTTTCGTCCTGTGCCAAGGAAGACATAATCGTCAACCGAAGCTCACCATAATCGGTGGCCGTGTTGATACCATCGTTGATGAAAAATAGATTCACGCCCACAGCCTTCAACTCACGGATATAGGACAACGTATCAACTGTATTTCGTGCAAATCGGCTCACCTCACGGGTAATGATAAGGTCAAATTTACCTTTCTTTGCATCCTCTATCATATGCAAAAACTCTGGCCGCTTCTGCGCCTGTGTTCCGGTGATACCTTGATCTACATAGACCTCCACGATTTCCCAGTCCGAGTGCCGGGAACCTTCAATTTTATACCATTCCAACTGGTTTCCCAGTGCATTGATCTGTGCCTCATGTTCGGTTGAGACACGCGCATACACTGCTACTCGCATATTTTACCTCCACATTTTGAGATTTCAGGATAAAAAGAAAAGCTCTGGCAGAATCCTCTACCAGGGCCTTTCTCTGTCGCTTACGAAGCCTTTGCAGGCGATTCTTCCTCCTGCTCACGCTTCATCCGAAGGAAGTTCTGATAGGTGGGCAGGTTCAGCAGTCCTGCCGCAAAAAGAGCTTCGATCAGACAATAGGCCATCGCCTTTTCGTCAACGTTCAGCATCGTGACACCTCCGTAGTGCTTGTGATCGTGCTTCGGATTCAGTAATATAACATATCACCGAAAAGTCAGACGTTACGGACGAAAGCGGATACCATAGAACCCCCACACCGGGTTTTCCGAGGCGGTGAGGCGCTTTCGGTCACGAACACCGCCAGCCTGCTCCACGTACTTGTTGAACGCTGTAGCGCTGCACGGACATGTGCCGTTTTCATCGCAACAGGCCTCATACGCCCTCCTCAAATCAGATGTAGCAGTAAAATAGTTGTAGTCCCCCATTTCACAGTGGTTTTCAAGGAACTCTTTAAGATAGTCCATCGAGTTTTTCCGCTGTATCCCTCTCATGCAGTCCACATCAGGAATCGGCGGAAACTGCCAGCCTTGCTTCATCAGTTTTCTGGCATACTGAAGTGCTTTCGTCACGATTGCATCGCGCTCCTTCCAAAGTTTTTTAGCAAGATCCGGGTCTCTTTCATCCTTCGGAACAGATTTTATGAACGGAAGGAAGATAATCCGGTCAAGAAATGCCGGGTCGTTTGAATCGATTCTCAGGGGAAAATTGGTCGCAAACAAAAACTTCATATTATGGTCGAGCTTTAGGGCTCCCTGATTCTTCCGCTGGATTTCGATGCTGTCTCCACCGGTGATCCGCTTCAGTTTGGACACTGCACTTGCATTCAGCACTTCCTGCGGAAGATCTAAGGAGATGTTTATTCTGGAGTACAGCAGCGACTCCGTTTCAAACTTACCGCCCAGTTCACCAAGCGAGAGGTTGCTCACCGAGTTTTCTGGATAAAGTTTCTGTATGGTATTGCCCAAGATACTCTTGCCAGAGTTCGGAGCATACCCCATAACGAAGAAATATTTTCCGTTTGAAGGCTCAATCAGAAGATACCCAAGTGCCATCATAAAACGTTCCTTCAGATCTTCACGCCCCTCAGTAATCGTATCGAGAAACTCGTCGAACACCGGGCATTCGGCATCTTCATCATAGCAAGCATCCAGAACGGTAAATGTTATACGCTTGGAGCTATGATGTTTCAGCTTCATTTTATTGAGATACAAGATCCCGTTTTTCAAAGGACAATATGGTTTATCTTTAAGCGAATCTTCATACTTCAAACGAGGATTCGCCTTCATACATTTATAAATATCCAGATGATTTCGGAGGTTTTTCACCCCGTCAAGCCCTGGACTTATGTATTGACGGTAAAGAGCTACAACGCCCTCAGCGTCGATCGCTTCATAGTATTGATCATTATAATGGTATAACACGGATTTCCTATAGAGAAAGTCCGTTTTTTCAAGCATTTTTTCTTCCATCTGGCAAACAGATGGTTGCCTAAACCGCCCCTTTGCTGGCGATTCTTGTTCGCCATCGGTAAATTGTGCATCTTCATCACCCCCTTCCACAAAAGCAGCCAGTTCCAAAAGATCTACGCCCTCAGATGAAGCATTGGCCTTTTTCTTGGCTTTCTTCTTGGCCTTCTTTTTTTGTTTTTTCTTACGTTTTTCCTGACGCTGCTTCGATGCCATCTCATACATCGAAACAAACGGCTCATCGCTGTTATCAGGAAATCCGTCCGGATATTCACCCATATCTTCTTCAAATACAAGTGAGTCCGAATCCGCTGGTGAGCCGCGTCGTTCCACTATCATGGGGTCATCATCTGGGCCTGAGTCAGGTTCCAGACCACGCCTTGGCACAATGAACGACTGATCATCATCTGGTGGTTGGCCTGTGCATTCTTCATCGTACAACTCATAGTCATCATGATTTTTTAAATTCATAATGTAACCCTCCTGAATATTTTGTTTCTTAGGATGGTTTCATTATACGCTTAATAAAAACGCTTTCTGAGGCAATTTCAATTTTCTTATTTATCGCAATTACGTTATTTTTCTCCTCTTTCATTTTAACTATCTTTCGCATTATTAACATATTATTCATATTTTGGCACAAAAACGGACGTCAGTATATAGCAAAACCATATACCGACGTCCGTTACAATCATCTGCTTTTGGATTTTAAGCTTTCTTTTATAGCATTTTCATATTCATCATCTTCGTCGTACAATGTCACATATTGTGAGTGTATTTTTTCTACTTCAACACAACAGCTCCTCAGACACTTTTCCGCCTGCTTAAATATATATCTTTGCCCTTCTGAAAAGCATGAAAGTTCTTGCATTCGAGATACCGCAAATTTTATATGCTCCAGTGCGTCTGACATCTGTGTACTTCCCATTCCAAACAAACTTCGAAGCCTTTCTTGCACCATCGCTTCATCAATTTTTGTATCCGGATTGTACGCTAAAGAATACAGCCCCTTTTTTACTTGATCCTGTACAGCCCTATTTAATCCTGCCATATTATTCGATATTGCACAACCTACTATATCATATTCTGGTCCTTCACTCTCATTATAGCACATAATTAACCTCAAAAAATTGCAGTTATCTTCCGTAAGATAAATATTTTTTCCATTCTTCGAGAGGTATTGATATGCTGGAATATCTGTACCCGGTACCGTTCCCATCACTTTATTAAACTTGTCTATAAATTCACTTTGCAACGCTCTCAATTTACTTTTCACCGTTCCTCCACTTATAGAAATTTTTGCTTCAACCGCCACATCATTACTTTCTTCAGTCCAAGCAGTCTTTTCACCAGTTTCTCTTTCTAGTATTATCTTTAATAGAAATTATCTAAGAGAAATCTTATTTTTCTTTTCTTCAATTGACTCAAGGTCTCCCTTAATTTCATTCTGCCTTTTTTCTACATATCGATCATATTTTTCAAAAATTTTTTGTCGTTTTTCTCTTTCTTCTTTTTGTATCTTATCATATGCTGCCCCATATTTTTTATTTATTAGAATCTTTTTTCTGTTAATTCGCCGTTCAAGTCTTTCCAATTCTTCTAGTTGTTTTTCCGATAATTTGAGTATATTTTCTACAAAAGTCTTTTTGGCATCTTCAGCCCTCATTCTCGCTTCTTCTTGTTTACGCTTTTTACTATATCGGCCCATACGTTATCTTCCTCCTAAAACACAAACCCTCCCCGGTGAAACCATTCAGTTTCACCGGGGAGGGTTTATCATACGCTTATCTTCCCATGTTTTGCGCGATTAGTGCATCTTCATGCAACAATCTTACTTTCTGGGATTTTTGATCGCAGCCTGTCCTGCATTTTATAAATCGAGTGCAAAAGAAACCTCTTGTTTTCGTTGTTTTTCACTTTTTGCTTTGCCTTTTCGTCCTCAAAATTCCAAATTGTAGTATCATCCAAAAATATTTTCGTCACTCAATTTCTACTTTTTACATACTTTTTTCCATGCAAAAAGCGGTCGCAAAAACTTTCCATACCACTAGGAAGGAGATGATTTTCCACATGAACAAGCACTCACAGTTGAAAATCCGAGGACACACCAAATGACGCTCGACTACTTCTATGGGCAGTCGGGCGAACTGTTTTCCTACTTCCGCATCCCAAAGGCATTGTTTCAGGACAGCCGCTTCCGGCAGCTTTCCACGGATGCGCGGACGCTGTACGGAATCCTGCTTGACCGCATGAGCCTGTCGGTCAAAAATGGCTGGATGGACAAGCAGGGGCGGGTGTATATCATCTACACCGTCCGGGAAGTGCAGGAATCACTCTGCTGCGCTGAACACAAGGCGGTCAAGCTGTTCCGGGAACTGGAGCAAATCGACCTGATCGAACGCAAGCGGCGCGGTCTGGGCAGACCCAGCCTGATCTACGTCAAAGACTTCACCACAGGGTTGTCAAAAATGCACAATCTGAATTGCGCAAACAGCAATTCAGGCGTTGCCCAAAGCGCAGTTCAGGAGCCGCCAAAACCGCAAGCAAATAAGACTGATAAGAATAATACAGAGATGAATAAACCTGATCCTATCCACTCAGGGGACATTCGGGAACAGCTTGTGGATTATTTTTATCAGGTGTTGGAGGTCGAACTGCTGCTCCGGCTTTTCCCGGATGATGAGGACACCATCTATCAGATCGTGGATTTGCTGGTGGATACCTGTGCTACCAAGCGTAAGCTGCTGAGAATCGCCGGGGATGATAAGCCCGCTGAGGTAGTGCGCAGTCGGCTGAAAAAGCTGAATGCAGACCACATCCGCTTCGTGCTGAACAGCCTTGCCGAAAATGCTACCCCGGTGCGGAACATGAAGCAGTATCTTCTGGCATCGCTCTACAATGCGCCCACGACCATGAATCTACACTATCAGAACATGACGAACCATGACTTTGCGCACGGTTCCCGGAAGGTGAGGTGATGTTATCGCAAAGAAAGCAACGATTATTGCAGTCACGAATCAGAAAGGCGGTGTCGGAAAAAGCACCACCTGTGAAAATCTGGGCATCGGGCTGGCAATGGAGGGCAAGAAGGTTCTGCTTGTGGACACTGACCCGCAGGGCAGTCTTACCATCAGCATGGGCTGGCAGCAGCCGGACGAACTGCCCACCACACTGTCTACCCTGATGCAGAAAGTCATGAACGACCAGCCCATCCAGCCCGGTGAAGGCATCCTCCACCATGCAGAGGGCGTAGACCTCATCCCTGCCAACATCGAATTGGCGGGACTGGAAGTGGCTCTTGTAAACAGCATGAACCGGGAAAAGATGCTCAAACAGGTGTTGGATGGGGCAAAACGGGAGTACGATTATATCCTGCTGGACTGTATGCCCTCTCTGGGGATGCTCACTATTAACGCTTTGGCGGCGGCTGACACCACGCTGATTCCCGTTCAGGCACAATACCTGTCCGCCAAAGGTCTGGAACAGCTTTTGCAGACTGTCGGCAAGGTGCGGCGGCAGATCAACCCGAAATTAAAAATCGAGGGCATCCTGCTCACCATGACGGATAGCCGCACCAACTACGGAAAGCAGATCGACACCCTGATACGCCAAGCATACGGCAGTAAAATCAAGGTGTTCGACCAGACCATTCCCCGGTCTGTCCGTGCCGCTGAAACCAGTGCCGCAGGAAAGAGCATTTTCCAGCACGACCCCAAGGGCAAGGTGGCAGAAGCCTACCAATCTTTAGCGAGGGAGGTGTTGGCGGATGCCGAAAAGCGGCTTAAACGTAGCTCTGAAAGGGCTAGATGACCTGTTCAGTTCGGAGGAAACCCGGCAGGAGGAGCAGCGGGAACAGGTACAGCAGATTCCAGTCAGCAAACTTTTCCCGCTCAAGAACCATCCGTTCAAAGTTCTGGACGATGATGCCATGACCCGAACGGTGGAAAGCATTTCACAGTTCGGTGTGCTTGCGCCACTGATTGCCCGCCCCAGACCAGAGGGCGGTTATGAGATCATCTCCGGGCATCGCCGGAAACACGCCGCAGAGCTTGCTCATTTGGATACCGTGCCTGTCATTGTGCGCAATATGGAGGATGATGCCGCCACGATACTGATGGTCGATTCCAATTTGCAGCGAGAACACATCCTGCCTAGTGAGCGAGCATTTGCTTACAAAATGAAGCTGGAGGCGATAAAAAATCAAGGTGCTAGGTCGGATTTAACTTCGTCCCAAGTTGGGACGAAGTTGAGAGCCGATGAAAAAGTGGCAAAAGATTCAGGCGAAAGTCGCAATCAAGTCCAGCGTTTTGTGCGTCTGACAAACCTTGTTCCCGAACTGCTAGACATGGTGGACGAGAAGAAGATCTCGTTTAATCCTGCCGTGGAGTTGTCCTATCTGGACGAAGCCCAACAGCGGGATTTTTTAGAGGCTATGAACGACACGCAGAATGCGCCCTCTCTTTCACAGGCACAGCAGCTGAAAAAGATGGCACAGCAGGGCGAGTTCAGCTACGAAGCCGCCTTTGACGTAATGGGCAAAGAGAAAAAGAGCGAACTGGACACCGTGACCATCAAAAACGAAACCCTGCGGAAATACTTTCCGCGCTCCTACACGCCCCGGCAGATGGAAGATATTATCATCAAACTGCTGGATCAATGGCAGAGAAAACGTCAGCGCAGCAACGAGCGTTGACCATATGATGAACCGTAAGACCCGATTTGGGTCTTTTTATTTCGCAAAAATAATGGAGGAAACGCCTATGAACAATACCATTGATTTCAAGACCGCAAAGACCATCGACACCATGAGCAAGAAAATCGACCACATCGACGACGCAGTGACTGGCTTCTTTTCGTTCATGCACATGGCAATGCAGAACGAGCTTGCCAGCACGGATGTCTATTTCGCCGCTGTGTCACCCGTTCTGGATTTGACCGTGATCCAGCCGGAGGAGGCTCCGCACATCCTGCCCTGCTTTGACGAGGACGATGCCGGCTACGGCATCTCCAAGGAGGAGCCGCTGGGTTTCCGCTATAACCCGAAGCAGGTCATCAAGCTGATGGGCAAGCGGTATCTGACCGGGCCGGTGATTTTCCACCGCTTTACGGACGATGGCAAGTTCGCACCCCTGACCATGAGCGATATGTTTGCCATCCAGAAGTATCTGGAAACCGCCAGTGTCACGCTGATGGTCGATGCGGATGCGCTGACTTGCATCTGCATCGACTGAGGTGAAGCGGAATGGAAGAACACACTCTTTCTGTTCTGCAAATCGCACCGGGGCAGTACCCGAAACAGGTCGAGATTGACAACGATCTGAAAGCATTGCAGCAGGCAGTCGGCGGCAGCATCGGTGCCAGCTACCCGTTCAGCGATCCGGTTGCCATCGTCTACAACGATGACGGGAAGCTGATGGGTTTGCCCCTGAACCGCGCCCTGCGGGATGAGCATGGCGAAGCCTACGATGTGATTGCCGGAACTTTTCTGGTGGTCGGTCTGGGTGAGGAGGATTTTGCATCCCTCACCCCGGAACTGGCACAGAAGTACGAAAAACAGTTCCACCAGCCCGAAGATTTTATCCGGCTGGGGCATCGGATGATGGTCATTCGTGTACCCGATGAGGCTGTCCGCCCTGAGAAAGCCAAATCTGCGCCATCAAAGGATGCAGGGTTTGACCGCTGATTACGATTTTCTGCACAGGGGGTGATGCAAATGCAGGAAGAAATCGAACAGAAATCATTCAACCTGATGATCTCCACCACAAAGCTGTCTGCCCGGACAGTGCTGAATGGCGTGAAAGCCGCCATACGGCTCTACAAAAACAAAGCCTCCCAAGGCAAGCAAAGCGTCCGTACCCTGCTGCGGCAGAATCGCGGCGTGTCCAGCGTGGAAATCAGCAAAACCGGCATTCGTGGCTTTGAGCGGTATGCCAAAAAGTACGGCATCGACTATGCCATCCGCAAGGACACCTCCGAAGTGCCGCCCCGGTATCTGATTTTTTTCAAAGCCCCGGATGCGGAAGCCTTCCACTCGGCGTTCAAGGAGTATTCGGCATCCCTGCTGAACAAGGATAAACGCCCCTCGGTGCTGGCACGATTGCAGGAACTGGTGCAGGCTGCGGCGGAACTTCCCGGCAAAGTCCGGCACAAGGAACAGGAGCGTGGGATGTGAACACAAAGAAGCTGACAAAACTTCTGGCTCTGTATCTGCCCTATATCCTGCTGGGGCTGGTGGCAACGAACTTTGGTGAAGCATGGCGGCTTGCCGATGGAAAGGAACTGGGCGAACGCATTATGTCCATGATGGGAATACTCCCGTCTGCATTTGCGAACCCGCTTCCCGGTCTGCACCCACTGGATTTGCTTATTGGCATTTCCTGCGGCGCAGGACTACGGCTTGCCGTATATTTGCGAAGCAAAAACGCCAAAAAATACCGGCACGGCATGGAGTACGGCTCTGCCCGGTGGGGCAACGCCAAGGATATTGAGCCTTTTCAAGCTCCGAAGTTCGAAGACAATATCATTCTGACAAAGACAGAACGCCTGATGATGTCCAACCGCCCGCCGGACCCTAAGAACGCCCGGAACAAAAACGTGCTGGTGGTGGGCGGCTCTGGCAGCGGAAAGACCCGGTTTTGGCTCAAGCCGAATCTGCTTCAGTGCCACAGCTCCTATGTCGTCACCGATCCGAAGGGTTATAATTATCGAGGATAAAGCAAAGATGCGTTTACAAAATTATAAAAGTATCGTATCTTTGTTACATATTGTGTCCCCACTAAAAATAAAAGAAGGTGAAACTATGGCAAAATCCAACCAAGGAAAAATCACGGCACTGTACGAAAGGCTTTCCAGAGATGATGAACTGCAAGGTGAATCCAACAGCATTCTGAATCAGAAAAAGTATCTGGAAGATTACGCTCGCAAAAACGGCTTTAACAACATCCAGCATTTTACGGACGATGGATACAGTGGAACGAATTTTAACCGTCCCGGCTTCCAGTCCATGATTGCCGAAATCGAAGTCGGGCACATTGCAACTGTCATTGTAAAGGACATGAGCCGTTTCGGACGCAATTATCTGGAAGTTGGATTTTACACAGAAATTCAGTTTCCTTCAAAGAGTGTTCGGTTCATCGCTATCAACAACAATGTTGACAGTGCCAATCCCACGGACAATGACTTTACCCCTTTCCTGAATATCATGAACGAGTGGTACGCTAAGGACACCAGCAATAAAATCCGTGCCGTTTTCAAATCGCGGATGCAGGATGGCAAACGGTGCAGCGGCAGTATTCCCTACGGTTATAAGCGGGTTCCCGGTGATAAGCAAACCCTTCATATAGATGCGGAGGCCGCTGCCGTTGTTCGCAGGATCTTCGATATGGCAGCCAGCGGTGCCAGTCTTGCGCAAATCGGTCAGACGCTTTCGGACGAAAAAGTGCTGATTCCGTCTGCATACGAAGAACGGCATCATCCCGAAGCTACCCGAAACCATTCGTACCACGACCCCTATCGGTGGAATACGACCACCTTGACCTATATCCTCGACCGGCAGGAATACCTCGGCCATACAGTGCTATGTAAAAGTATCCGTGAGAACTTCAAACTGAAAAAGCGCCGTGCTGCAACCCCGGAAGAAAGGATCGTATTCAAAAACACTCATGAGGCTATCATCGACCAAGAAACATGGGATAAAGCACAGAGGCTACGCAAGAGAAATCCGAAAAAACTTCCGAGTGGAACATACTCGCACCGTTTAGCCGGGATGGTGTTCTGTGCAGACTGCGGCTCCCGAATGAGCTTTTCCAGCCCAGAATCCAAACATCGAGATTCTAACGTGGTATATGATTCGGATTCTTCATGGCAGTGCAGCAAATACCGTAATATGTACGTCTCCTGCACGTCGCATTTTATAAAAACCTCGACGATTGAAGCCGCCATTCTGGAGGCAATAAAAGTAATGGCGCAAAAAGTCCTTGAGGATGAAACAGAATTTGCAGAACAGCTTCGAACTTTATGGGAAAGCCAGAACAGTCAATCTTCTAACGAGTATAAAAAAGAACTGCTCGCTGTGCAAAAGAGAATGGATGAGCTTGATACTTTGATTCGCAGTCTATATGAAAGCAGTGTTATGGGTAAAATCCCGGAACGTCAATTCCAACGGCTGATGGCACAGTACGATGAGGAACAAACTGTTTGCGAAGCTCGCATTGCCGAGTTGAAAAAAGAACTGGACAACGCTGAAACAACGAAGGTTGATCTGAAACGCTTTATCAAACTGATTCGGAAATACAAGGACTGTGACACACTGACAGATGAAATGCTGTACGAGCTGGTAGAAAAAGTGGTGATTCATTCCGCATCCGGCGGACGGACGATCTACCGTCAACAGCAAATCGACATTTATTTCAACTTCATTGGCGATACTTTTCCCAGCCAAATCGAGATCAACCACGACGATGCGAAAAAGATTACAGAACAGCAGATAGCCAAGCGTAAAAAGTACCAAAAAACATCTGGAGAAAACCGCAAGAAAAAACGAGCGGCTTTGAGAGAAGCTGCTAAAACTGACCCGCAGGCAGCAGCCGAATACGAAGCACTCTTGCAAAAAAACCGGGAACGCTGCCGCCAGTATGCCCAAAAGAAAAAGCTGGCTCAACAAGAGCTTGCCGAAAAAAATCCCCTTCAACTTGAACCGACCGATGAACTGAAAGGAGAATCTGCATGAACGAACTGAAAAAATTCATCCATGACAACGCTAACGGTCTGGACTACACCCTTGTCAACGACCACTATCTGCCGAACCTGACCGTAGCAGCCCCGGCAGAGTACCCCACCGGGCGGTGGGATCGCTTACATAAGAAATATCTGAAGGAGCAGCATCCCATCCGGTACAACCAACTGCTCCTGTCCGGTGAACTGGGCGGCTACCTTGCCAAGCTGGACAAGTAGGCCGAGGAACAGCTTGCATTGACCGTCCGGCAGATGCAGGAAGCCGAGGGCGTGACCGAAGCCCTGAAAGCTGCCGATCAACTGGAATGGGTGCGCCGGATGAACAGCATCCGCAACCGTGCCGAGAAAATCATCAAGTCTGAGCTGATTTTTGTCTGATACAATATCGCATCTCTGACCGCCCTGCGCAATGCACGGCGGTCTTTTTGTTACATCGGGTCTGCACATGGCAGGCCCTTTCTTAATACGGAGGAACAAGCCTATGAAACTGACGTTTGAAGAAAAGAAGCTGCTCTACACCTATGGCTGCGCCGATCTGGAACTGACCCGCAAGCGGCTGTGCGGAGTTGCCGGGCTGACGGTTGATCCCGACCAGAACAAGCTGGTGTATGACTTCTGCCGGAAGCTGGAGGACGAAACGCTGGCAGACTGGTACGACCAGATGTTCTACTTCGTCCGTTCCGAGATGGAGCATTATACCATGATGCAGAAAATGTCACGGGACATCGAGGAGGACGAGGACTGGGGACCGACCATCTTTGACGAATCCGAGGAGGAAGAACTGATTGACGATGTTTAAGCTGGAAACCATGATCTACGCCAGCGAGGACGGAACAAACAGCGTGTTCACGCTGAATCCAGCCTTGCAGAAAAAGCTTGACGCCCTTGCCACACAGCACCCGGAGGTATGCCAGAGGAAAGCAAGAGGTGAAACTGGCGGGGTAACGTATCAGGTGCGGGGTGCTGCGCTGGCTATCCAGCCTGTGCGGGCATCTTGAAAGCGATAATCGATCTGCTATGGTAGAATAAAGAACAACGGGCAAAGCGTCAGAAGGGATGCTTTGCCCGTTTTACATAGAACGATGAAATTCACTTTTAGCAGAAAGGGGCGATTTATTGGGGAATTTATATGGCTATATCCGGGTCAGCACCCGTGACCAAAACGAGGACCGGCAGTTGATTGCACTGCGTGAACTGAAGATCCCGGAGAAAAATATCTTCATGGATAAGCAGTCCGGCAAAGACTTCAACCGTCCGCAATACAAGCGGCTGGTGCGGAAATTGAAAAAAGACGATCTGCTCTACATCAAGAGCATCGACCGTCTTGGACGCAACTATGCGGAAATTTTAGAGCAGTGGCGGCTGCTCACTCAGACAAAGGGCGCAGACATCGTGGTGCTGGATATGCCGTTGCTGGATACCCGGCGTGGCAAAGACCTGATGGGGGCTTTCCTGAGCGACATCGTGCTGCAGGTGCTTTCCTTTGTGGCTGAGAACGAACGCACCAATATCCGGCAGCGGCAGGCGGAGGGCATTGCGGCGGCGAAAAGCAAGGGGGTCCGCTTTGGACGTCCGCCCAGTCCCCTACCGGAAAACTTCCACAGTGTATACCAGAAGTGGCGCTCCGGCAAAATGACAGGTACAGATGCCGCGAAAGCGTGCGAAATGCCACTGTCCACCTTTCGGTACCGTGCCAAAATCTACGAAAAAGCCACTTTTTTGTAAACGCTTCTTTTTACAAGAAAGTGTACCTTCTTGCAAAATGCCCTCAGATTTGCTTTTGTACCAATTATAGCATATTTCCCGGTTAAATCCACAGATTTTTAGCTATTCGTTTCATCTCTTGAGCCGCTTGTCAAAAGGTACACTTTTTGGCAAGCCCTTCAAAGAGGTGGAACGAATGGCAGAAAAACAGGTCAAATCCCGGCAGCGGGTGGCAGACCACGGTGAGGTCTTTACCGCAGAACGTGAGGTAAAGGCGATGTGCGACCTTGTAAAGAGCGAGACGGAGCGCATCGAGAGCCGTTTTCTGGAACCCGCCTGCGGCAACGGTAACTTTCTGGCAGAGGTGCTGCGCCGCAAGCTGGCAGTGGTAAAAAGTCGCTACGGCAAAAACCCAAGCGACTACGAACGTTACTCTGTGCTGGCGGTGACCAGCATTTACGGCGTGGATATTCTGGCAGACAACGCACAGGAATGCCGGGAACGGCTTTTTGCGCTTTGGAATGAGGAATATACCGCCGTTGTAAAATCCGCAGCCAACCCGCAGTGCCGGGAAGCGGTGCGGTATATCCTGCAAAAAAACATCCTGTGCGGTGATGCTCTGACCATGGAGCAGTCCGACGGCAGTCCCATCGTATTTGCGGAGTGGAGTTTTCCCACCGGCAACTTTATCAAACGGCGGGACTACCGGCTGGATGTCCTGCTGAAAGAAAACACTGACAATGATGCCTATTCCGACCAGCTTTCCCTGTTTGCCGATGAACCGGACGGCACGGAAAACTGGATGATAGACCCTGTTACCCACGAAACCATCCCGCGTCCCCTTCGTGAATACCAACCGGTGGATTACAGGAGGGTGCAGGAAAATGGCTGACGTATACCAGACCCTTTACAACCCGGACGTGCTGTCCTGCCTTGCCAACCTGTCCAACGACGAGGTATTCACTCCGCCGGAGGTGGCAAATCGGATGCTGGACCTGCTGCCGCAGGAGCTGTTCCGCAGCCCGGACACCACATTCCTTGACCCTGCCTGCAAATCCGGCGTATTTCTGCGGGAAATCGCCAAGCGGCTGCTGGTGGGGCTGGAAAATGAAATTCCCGATTTGCAGCAGCGAGTGGACCACATCTTCCACAAGCAGCTCTTCGGCATTGCCATCACGGAGCTGACCAGTCTGCTTTCCCGCCGCAGCGTCTATTGCTCGAAATATCCCAACAGCAAATATTCCATTACGCATTTTGATGATGCAAGTGGAAACATCGAATACAAACGAATATCCCACCGATGGTCAAACGGTAAGTGCGCCTTTTGTGGAGCATCTGAGAGCGAATACAAACGCTCCAATGATCTTGAAACGCACGCCTATGAGTTTATTCATACGATTCGACCGGAGGATATTTTTAAGATGAAATTCGATGTGATTATTGGAAACCCGCCATACCAGTTGAATGATGGAGGTGGAAACGGAAAAAGCGCTCGTCCGATTTACCACTTGTTTGTCTCAAATGCCAAAAAGCTTAATCCTCGATTTTTAACAATGATTATTCCTGCAAGATGGTTCTCAGGGGGAAAAGGATTAGATGACTTCCGAAGGGAAATGCTGAACGATAAACGAATTCGAAAAATCGTCGACTATGACAATTTCAGAGAAGTTTTTCCGGGTGTTGACCTTGCAGGCGGAGCCTGCTATTTCTTGTGGAACAGAGATAATCCGGGAACTTGCGAAGTTACCAATATCAGTGGCGGAAAAAAAGATATAATGGAACGACCTTTGGATGAATACGAAATATTTATCAGACAAAATAAAGCAGTTAGCATCGTTCGGAAGTTACGCAAGTTAACTCAAATTCAAAATTTGAGCAATCGTGTTTATTCAAGAATGCCCTTTGGTATTCCCTCGACATATCAGCCTTTAGATGAAGGAATCCCTTGTTATTTCACACAACGAATCGGAAGAAAGTATGTGAGAAAGCAAGATATTTCCGATCCTTCGAACATTCTTGATAAGTGGAAACTCCTTGTGCCTAAAGCGCCTATAGCCGGGCAAACTGATTTTTCAAAGCCCGTTGGTTTTTATTATGATGGCAATACAATTATTGCCGCTCCCGGAGAATGCTGTACTGAATCTTGGCTTGCAATAGGTGCTTTTGATACGATGGCTGAGACTGAAGCTTACAAAAGCTACATATTCACTAAAACCGTTCGTTTCTTGCTTTTGCAAACTGTTGTTTCACAGAATATTTCAAAAAAGAATTATTGCTTTATTCCTGATCTTGGCAAATATATAGGACAGTACACGGATGAACAACTCTGCAATATGTGGAATATCACACAAGATGAATGGGCCTTAATTGATTCAAAGATCTCAGCGATAGGTGGTGACGAGTAATGGACTTTTTCCCGCAGCGTCCACCGGTAAGCCCTAAAATTTATGCTTACGAGTTGATTGGGGTGGCATCCCACAGGGGCTACATCAAGGTCGGCTACACCGAGCGGGATGTGGATACCCGCATCCGGGAGCAGACCCACACCGTAGCCGTGCCATACCGGGTGCTGGAAACATGGCCTGCCATGCGCAGCGATGGCAGTTGCTTTACGGATAAAGACCTCCACGCTGTGCTGCGCCGCAAAGGGTTTCGGCAATTGAATGAGGGCGAGGACCGGAATGAATGGTTCCGCTGTACCGTCAACGATGTGAAAGCTGCCGTTTATGCAGTACGCAACCGCACCGAAAACGTAGAAAACCGCACCAACGATTTTTCCATGCGCCCGGAGCAGAAAGAGGCGGTGGATAAGACCGAAGCCTATTTCCGCTCAGCCGCCGCCGAGGGCTACCCGAAGTTTTTGTGGAACTGCAAAATGCGGTTTGGCAAGACCTTTGCCGCCTACCAGTTGGCAAAACGGATGGGCTTTAAGCGGGTACTGCTGCTCACCTTTAAGCCCGCCGTGGTCAGTGCGTGGCAGGAGGACCTGAACACCCACAAGGATTTTGAGGGCTGGCAATTTATCTCCCGCACCACGGAATTGACCTACGAGACCGCCGACCAGAGCCGTCCCATCGTCTGCTTTGGCTCGTTCCAAGACTATCTCGGTGTGGACAAGACCACCGGCACCATCAAGGGCCGCAATGAGTGGGTACATACCATCAACTGGGATCTGGTCATTTTCGATGAATACCACTTTGGCGCATGGAAAGAGAACGCCAAGAAGCTGTTTGAACAGGACGATGAGGACGACTACGACTCCGAGAATATGGAGCAGTACAGCCGTGCCGACGCCTACGATGAAACATGGCTGCCTATCACCACCGACCATTACCTGTATCTGTCCGGCACGCCCTTCCGTGCCCTCAACTCCGGCGAGTTCATTGAGGAGCAGATCTACAACTGGACCTATTCCGATGAACAGCGTGCCAAGGAAAACTGGCAGGGAGAGCACAACCCTTATGCCGCTCTGCCCCGGATGGTCATGATGACCTACAAGATTCCGGAAAGCATCCAGCAAATCGCCAAGCAGGGCGAATACGATGAATTTGACCTGAACGTGTTCTTTTCCGCCAAGGGAAAAGGCCGGGACTGCCGTTTTGTCTACGAGGATTATGTGCAGAAGTGGCTGGACCTGGTTCGGGGTTCCTATCTGGAAACTACCGTGGACGAGCTAAAGCTAGGCGCAAAAAAGCCCGCCCTGCCCTTTGCGGATTCCCGTCTGCTGAATGTGCTTCAACATACCCTGTGGTTCTTGCCCAATGTGGCATCCTGCTACGCTATGGCAAACCTGCTGGCAGACAGGAAAAACACCTTTTATCACGACTACCGGATTAACGTCTGCGCCGGTACAGAAGCAGGCATTGGTGCTGCCGCACTGGAGCCGGTACAGCGTTCTATGGGCGACCCGCTGGAGACCAAGACCATTACCCTTTCCTGCGGCAAGCTGACCACCGGCGTGACGGTGAAGCCGTGGACAGGCATCTTTATGCTGCGGAACCTCTCCAGCCCGGAGACCTATTTTCAGGCCGCATTCCGTGTACAAAGCCCTTGGGAAGTGACCACGGACAAGGGGCAGAAGGAAATCATTAAAAAAGAGTGCTATGTGTTCGACTTTGCGCTCAACCGTGCTCTGCGGCAGATTTCCGATTATAGTTGCCGTTTGAACATCCATGAGGGTAACCCGGAAAAGAAGGTGGCGGAGTTTATCAACTTCCTGCCGGTCATTGCCTACGATGGCAGTTCCATGCGGCAGATCAACGCCGGAGATATTCTCGATATTGCCATGGCTGGCACCTCTGCCACCCTGCTGGCAAAGCGCTGGGAAAGCGTACTTCTGGTGAACGTGGACAATGAGACCCTCTCCCGCCTCATCGCCAACAAGGATGCCATGGATGCTCTGATGAAGATCGAGGGCTTCCGCAGCTTGAATTCGGACATCGAAACCATCATCGCCAAGTCCGAAAAGGTGAAAAAGGCGAAGAAAGAAGGCACCAAAGACCTTACCCCGAAGCAGAAGAAGGAGCTTTCGGACGAGGAAAAAGAGTACAAGTCCAAGCGCAAGCAGATTCAGGAAAAGCTCATCAAGTTCGCCACCCGCATTCCGGTGTTCATGTATCTGACGGACTACCGGGAGCGCTGCCTGAAGGATGTGATCACCCAGTTGGAGCCGGGTTTGTTCAAGAAGGTCACCGGTCTGTCGGTAAAGGACTTTGAATTGCTGGTATCGCTGGGTGTATTCAACGATTCCCTGATGAACGATGCCGTGTACAAATTCAAGCGGTACGAAGATGCCAGTCTGAGCTATACCGGCATTAATCGTCACGAGGGCGAAGATCGTGGCGGCTGGGATACGGTGCTCTCGGATGCCGACTACAACAAGATGTTTACCTTGCAGCAGGCATCCATGGAAGCCCCTGCGCCCGCTCCGGATGACCTGCCCGCAAAGCCCTATTTCATCCCGGGCGAGGACGAGCCGAAACCGGCTCCTGCAGAGAAGCCTGCGCCACAGCCCGCAAAGCCCATCATCAGCTATGGCGGTTTTACCCCCAAAACCAACACGGCGCAAAACACGCAGGCTTCCGGCAGCAAAATCCACAAACCGAGCAACAGCTATACACCCCGCCCGGTTTCCGGTACCCCCGGCAGCTTTACACCGCGCCCGGCTGGGTCGAGCGTTGGCATTGGAGTAGCAAAGCCGAGCTTTGGTCTGAACAGCCAGCCTGCCGCTCAGCCAAAGCCGCAGGTCAAGGTAGACGTTTCCAAAATCAAGGTCGGTGTCAAGGTCAAGCATAAGGCGTTTGGCGTTGGCACGGTAGCAGCCATCCAGCCCAATATGGTCACGGTACGCTTTGGCAACGTGGAAAAGAAATTCCTGCTGCCTGCGGCGATTGTGCAGGGGTATCTGACGGTGGTAGAGAATTAAATAAGTGTATAAGAGAATCCTCGGCCTGCAAAATAGCAGACCGAGGATTTTTGATAAGTCACTATGGAAGTCCCCAAAATCATTTTTCTATCCAAGACTGTGTGCTGCAATCATAAACTTTGAATCCGTAGTTTTGAATTAACCGAAAATCTGTATCATCAAGTGACGAATTAGTAGGAGTGGGAATACCTATGGCCAAGAACTGTTTTGCTCTGGAAAAAGCAACGTATGCGAGTCGCGTTGATTCGGTTGTTTCAGATTCTCCCTGCGGAAACCAGTTTTTCCAATAGCTCGCAGAATCGCAACTCTGCTTCGCAGAAGAAACAAATAGAATGGACTCAAATCCTCTGCCTTTACAACCATGTATGGTTTCAATCTTTAAATTACAATTTTGTGTGGAATTTGTGCTTTGGTGAAATGTTGCTATAACCTTTTTATTCTTTACTTTATTTCTCAATTTCCCGATATGATATTCACCGATAGATTTATGGTGAGCATTTGCAAGAGAATCTGATAATGCATTCTTCCACGAGCCCCATGAAAGTTCCAAGTTGAGAGTATCTTCACTACTAACGAGCGCCTTTCTGATGCATAATAAAATTTGCCGCCAAGTTTCTGAAGCGACACATTGTGGTTTATATAGGTTTATGGAACTTTCATGCTCTTCTGCTGAAAAATACGATCGTTGGACCGCTCGACTAAGATAGTGTAATCCTTCCTGGAAGGATGCTACATCTGTATTTCTTTGCAAATAAACAAAATGTGCAAAATCCTCTATGATATTGGGACTCATATTGGGATTATCGGATTTTACTCCTAAAAGCTTTCTCTTGAGCGCCATGTTTCTGACAATTATACAGCAGTCTTGAAATTGAATGCTTTCCTGTAAAAGAAGACTTTGGTATGATTGTATTAACTTTTCTTCCTTTCCTCCATTATACAGTAATGCAACGAGCGGAGTATTAGTAGTTTGTTCTTTTTTTCCAACTATGTAGCTTTTTCGATTAACTATTCGTCCCGAAACATTTACAATTGCTTGATTACTCCGGAAATTTTCAATCAAATGCATTTCTTTAAAATGATTCTGCATAATAAAGTTTTTCGTATCACTGGGTTCAATGCTACGAAACCCATATATCGCTTGATTCAAATCTCCCACAAGGTGTATTTGAGTACCGTACCTATGGAGCTCGTTAAGAATTGAAAGCTGAACATATGATAAATCTTGGCATTCATCAATGATAATAAAAGGAAACCGTTTGGCAATCAAGCTAGCAATATTGGTGTGAGTTTTTAAAAGGTAATCAACTAAGCACTCAATATCTTCATATACGAAAAAGCCACGTTCTCTAAATTTTTTCTTGGTTGCTTTCAAATCAGCCTTTATGTGTTTCTTTCCCTGATCACATTGTTTTTTAAATTCTTCTTTTTCGGTACTAAGTTTATCACCACAATAACAATATTTTTCGGATTTTATATCATAAAAGAAGTGATTTGCGGGAATGTTTCCAAGCCTTCCATAAGAATAGTTGGTTTTAAATGCGTTTAAAAACTCACTTTCACATGAAGAATCCACAATTTTCAGGATGGAATCAGATTCCTCAGATAGCTTTTTTACGATGCGATTAAGAAAGGGATTGGCAATATATCCATGAAGCCAACTTGTAAATGTGCCAAGGAAATGGGGGTATTGTATCTGATGCCGGAGATATGATACAGTTCTATTTCTTATTTCATCTTCCGCCGAATTTGTAAATGTCAAAATCGCAATCCCGCTCGTTTTAGATTGCCAATGTGATAGTTCATAAGCGACCTTGACTCCAATCACTTCTGTTTTTCCGCTTCCTGGACAGGAATTCAAATAGATGTCAGATCCAATATCTGATAGAACATAGTTGATTTGATCATCAGTAAGATGAAATAAAGCACAGCATTGATCATGGCGACACTTGTTTGATAGTCGGCCTGAACAAAGAGAATGATTTTTTATATTTACTATTGTGCCGCAGAGATCAGGAACAAGCCAAATCATATTTTCATTCATTTTTCAATTCCCAGCATAAAGTCAATAGCTTCTATTATGTATAGCGGAATGTCAAATTCATCATCAATTGCATCAGAGAGTAATTGTGCAAATAATCCCTTCCCAATTTCTGATGACTCGATTTGCGTAAGAATAAAATATGACATTTGAGCATCATCGCTTACCGTATCGCTATTGATCATATCAATATATTCCTTGATTTTATTCTGCCGTATTTTAGAGGAAATTTCAGATAAAAGAATTTCCAACATAATTTTAGCATTGTGATGGCTTTCGATTGCAAGATCATACTCAAAAGTTTTACTATTGACAAATACTCTGCAATTATTTGTCATTGCCGCAGACTGATCTTTATAGTAGAGAAATGGATTTTCGCCCTTCAAATGCTCACCTTTTTGTGGAAGAGCAGAATCTTTTGGCGGATCATTATCTGTTAAGGCAACACATCTTTGCGGAATAGATGAAACCTTTGTGTATTCAGAAGGTTCATATGAGCCTTCTCGTTTCATGAAAATTTTTATACGCTCGGCATATGTGGTTTTTGATTCTTTTTCTCCTTTAGATGGAATATTAAGCTTATATCCATTATATAGTTGCATAAAGCGTGTAAAATATATTCCATTCATGTTTATAATGGATATTCCGGCTTCTTCTAGACTGGATACTTTACACTTTTTTGCCGAACACATTCTTTTTAAATATATCTGGGCTAGTTTTGGAACAACAATCGCTTCGGCTATGCCCTCTACTAAAATATTACCTTTGGAGAAAAGGAGCGTGGATTTTGTGGCATCCAGCCATCGATTTATAAATTTTCTAGTTTCATCATCCAGACCACAGTCACATAACGGAACAATCATGCTGCCAGAATCTGTTTGATTGAAAGAAATAATATTGTCAATTGAAACAGACGATGCCAACGAGACAGAGTGCGTGGTTATTATTACTTGAATATCATTTTTCTCTGCCTGCTCCTGTAAAAACTTTAACAATTTTATCTGGAGCTGGGGATGAAGATGCGCTTCAAGTTCTTCAATTAAAAGAATTCGTGGAGTTGTATATTTGTCTTTTAAGCCTTCGAATTCTGCAAGAATTGTAGCAATATAAATCAAGTTATTATAACCAAGACTATTTTCCGAGAGACTTCTGAACAAATCAATTGATGGTTCCGAAGTGCTATTCGGAAAGAATAATAGTTGAAAAGATTCAATGATTCTTTCATATTTCAAAGGGTTGAATTGAATTGCTGTTTTCTGACTATATACTGTGCCAGCTGCCTTTTCTAAGCTTTCGTTGATTAAGTTTTTAGCATGTATAATTTCTTCCTCTTGCGAAACGGCAGAATTAAAATCATTGAAGTCCTCTTCCAAAGGCATCAGTTCAGAACGACCACGAATTTTCTTTAATTTTTCTTCAGATAAGTTTGCAATCAACCTTGATAATCTTGATCCTCGTCCGGATCTCAATGCTCGTTCTGCGTCTCGGAGAGGTGGCAAATAAACACATTGAATATCATTTAACGGCTCCCAATCAAATATACTGCCGGATGATTTTCCACCCCATCGATTCTGCTTGTACACATTTCTAATATTTGTTATATGCTGAATCTCTAAATTGAGCTTTGCGTCAAACGTATCAGTCAACCATGTCAGATATTCAACTTTTTGAGCCTCACTTAGTTCTGAAAAAATCCCGGAGATTTCAATGCAGTCCACCGGTTTTGAAGAAAGCGTTTGGTAGTCAACATGAAAATCTTCTTCGGATACTCCTTTTCTCGAAAATTCAGACTCGCTAAGAAGAACACGAATAGCATCAATTACGGTACTCTTTCCGCAACCATTTTCGCCTACGAGCAAATTAAGCCCTTTGGAAAATTTGACTTCAATTTTGTCAGAAAACATTCTGAAATTTTGCATTGATAATTTCGAAAGATACATGGTTATCTCCTCCAGCACTCATAAAAGTTGCTATATCGTGCATTCTGACTTCATTATACAATTTTTACTAATATATATCAATTCAATTAGAAATTTATTTATGCCAAAGGAGCGTGATGCCATGACCCAACCCAAAACCGACCTTGCCTATCTCCGCAGCGAAAAAGCCAAAGCAGAACAAAAGCTGCGCTCTTGCCAGCACCGGGAGAAGATCCTTGAACGCCAAATGTCAGAGCTGAACCGGAGAGAGCGGGTGCATCGTCTTTGCACCCGTGCCGGAATGCTGGAAAGTTTTCTGGTCTGTCCGGGAGAACTGGCCGATGATCAGGTGATGGAACTTCTGAAGATCTCGTTCCGTCAGCCGGAAGTCGTGCTGGCGCTTGCAAAGATGGTGCATGATGTTCACGAACGCAGCAACGTCCAAAACCCTTTAGAATAAAGGGCGCAATTATACACCGTTCCGGTGAAATTGCGGTC